TCGAAGCAAAAGCAAAATATAAATGGCAAGTTGAAACAGGATTGGGTATTAGAGGAAAATAAATGGCTAAATCACCAGCATGGCAACGCAAAGAAGGAAAGAATCCAAAAGGTGGACTCAATGCAAAGGGTCGTGCATCGTACAAAGGTGGGACATTGAAAGCTCCTGTTAAAGCAGGAGACAATCCACGTCGGGCATCATTCCTTGCACGTATGGGGAACATGCCAGGACCTGAACGAGATGAAAAAGGTAGACCAACAAGACTGCTATTATCTTTACAGGCTTGGGGTGCTTCGTCTAAAGCGGATGCACGGTCTAAGGCTAAAGCAATATCCGCACGAAACAAGAACAAGAAAGGCAAGTAATGCCAAAAGTAGGAAAAAAGGAATTCGCTTACACCCCAAAAGGTATGGCGATGGCTAAAGCAGAAGCCAAGAAAACTGGCAAGTCAATGAAAATGAAAGGCAAGAAAAAGAAGTAATGACAACTGCAGCAACGGTAATTAATAAAACGTTGCGACAACTTCTATCTGGGACGGTGGAGGCTCGCAACAAACTAGCCTCTACTGTCAACAGTTCTGCTACTAGCATTGTCTGCACGTATGCCCTTGAGGGGTTGCGTGCTGGACAAATTTTTGAAATTGAGTCTGAAGTATTTTATATTTGGGCTGCTGACACAACAACAAAAACCTTAACCGTAGAGCGTGGGTTTAATGGAACTACTGCAGCTGCACATACTGCTGGTGCAATAGTCACGGTAAACCCCAGGTTCCCTAGAGCTCAAGTTCTTGAAGCTATCAATGATGAAGTCTTGGATCTATCATCACCAGTTAATGGATTGTTCCAAGTTAAAACATTAAATTTTACATACAACGGTACGGACAGAATGATCAACCTAACATCTGCTACTGATGTTATTGATATTTTAAACGTATCTGTTCGTTACCTTAGTGACGATTACCCAATTGCTCGCAAAGTAAAACTTGTTCGCGACCTACCGACAGATGACTTTGCTTCTGGTTTTGCTTTAAAGTTTGATCAAGCCGTATACCCAGGCAGACTTCGTATTGTTTATAAAGCGCCTTATAGTTCGGTTACCACAGAAGCAACCAACCTCAATACAGATTGCGGTATACAGGAATCCATAGAAGACATTGTTGTTATAGGCACACAGCTTAGGTTGATGGCACCACGCGAAATCAAACGCAACTTTGTTGAATCACAAGGTGATACTCGTAGAGCAGAAGAAGTTGCATCAGGCGCAATTACCAACTCCGCAACAGCACTAAGACAATTACGGAGAGACAGAATCATTGCGGAGGCTGCTCGCTTAATGCGGTCGTATCCGACATTCTTGACAAGGGAATGATCGGTGACATTAGTACTGCGGTATACGGATGCTTACTATCCAGCCGTTCCCTACTTTGCGGGAAAGGAAAGTAGTTCTTTGGTTCCAGATATTTTTCCTGTTGCTATCGATTCAAGACCGTTTCTTGTAGATTCCAAATCAAACTTATTCTCACGTGGGTTTGAACCTAGGGTTCGAGATTCGGTTGACCAATCAACCACGCCAGGCGAAGCAGCAATTAACCCGCAAGGTTTGTGGCGTCGCGGCGAATCATCATGGCATCTTGGTGCTGGACAGAAATATGCCGATACAGCAGAAGCACAAGACTACAGGTTTTACACAAGTCAAGGAATTGACCCATGGACCAAAGGTCAAATCTCATTGTTAAAGACTGTGGCTTTGTCAAAGTCAGCTACTGGCACCAACTTGAAGATTGCTACAACTGACACAGAAGTTTATTTCTTAGACGGCACGAATCTTTATTACTCAACGAATCCGTATGCATCAAGCCCAACATGGACAGCTGTAACTGGATTACCTACTGGTACACCACGTGACATGGTTAGCGATGGATCATCTATTTATTTAACCTATCCAGGCACAACCAATGCGTATGGATTGTGGAAGGTTCCATCAAACCACACACCAGTAAACGTTGCTTATGGTCATGAGTTTGGTTATGTTGATTTGGCTAAAGGGTTTTTTGTTGTTACTGGTTCTGGCTCTGATCAACACAAACTTTATTACAACCCAACTGGAAATGTGGGAGCTGCAGATTACACACATCCATTAACAGATTGGGGATGGATTGGTGCTGCATCTGGTCCTAACGCTATGTATGTAGCTGGATCAACAGGTAACCGCGGAGCAGTTTACAAAATAACTATTACAACTGCTGGCGTGTTAGAAACTCCAGTTGTTGCACTTGATTTACCAATCGGAGAAACCCCAACGCATCTTGGCTCATACCTTAATGGTGTATTAATTGGGACAAACAAGGGCGTGCGATTTGCAACAGCAGATAACAATGGGGACCTAACTACTGGCTCACTCATTTCTACGGGCAAAGACGTAAATCAATTTACCTCTGAAGGAAACTTTACTTGGTTTACTTGGTCAGATTTTGCAACATCAACTTCGGGGCTCGGGCGTTTAGATCTTTCAACTTTTACCGCAGTTAATGTTCCAGCTTATGCTTCTGACTTGATGGCTAGCGTTGGGGGTACGGTTCAAGCCGCGGCAACATTTAACTCAAAACGACTGTTTGCAATTTCGGGTAGTGGTTTATATGCCGAATCATCAGACCTTGTTGCATCTGGCTCGATCACTAGTGGTATCTATAGGTGGGGTATTCCAGACAGAAAGTTTGTAGCAAAGTTTGATATTCGTAGCACCCCATTGGTTGGTACGGTAACCCCGTATATCTCTAGCGATACTGGAGCATACACGGCAATGACGGCACACAATGTTGCGTCGGCTACCGAGTCTGTTGCTACTGGTCCACAAGCCAAATTCATCGAGGCTTCTTTTAGGCTGGACTTTACCAGGGGCACCACCACTACTGGACCAACTGTGACACGTTGGATGGCTCGAGCCTACGCATCTCCAGCCCGCAGCCAGGTGTTTAAAGTGCCCCTACTGATGCATCATCAGCAGGTAATTAATGGCATTGAGTATTACCTAGACGTAGAAAATGAACTAAGCCTACTAAGGAACCTAGTTACGAATCCTCGCGTGGTAAACTATCAGGAAAATACGGAGACTTTTTCGGTAGTCGTAGAGGACTTGGAATTCCAGGTTCTTGATGGCGTTCAGGGTAAATGGAACCTTGAAGGTATCTGTGTTGTTACAATGAGATCTGTACAAGATTAGGAGAATAAATGGCAGCAGTAACTAGGAGATCGTATGCAGGTGCAGCTCCTGCTTGCACACTTACTAGTGGTATTACTTCTGGTGATACAACTGCTTCGCTTACTGGTACTGTAACCGACTGGCCTACAACTTCTGGTGGACCATTTCATATGGTTATTGATCCAGGTCTTTCAACAGAAGAAAAAGTTCTTGTTGGATCGCGATCAACTGGATCGCTCTCATCTATTACTCGTGGCGTAGATGGTACTACTGCTGTTTCGCATTCTGCAGGCGCTACTTGCTATCCAGTTTTCACAGCAACTGACGCTGACGAAGCGAACACTTTGGCGTCGACGATGACTACTCGTGGTGATTTGTTGACGATGGGTTCTGGTCCTACGGTTGCCCGTATTGCTATCGGTGCTTCGGGTTATGTGTTAACTTCTGATGGTACGGATGCTGCTTGGGCTGTTTTGCCTGCTAGTGGTGTTACTGGTGACAGCGACCAGTTAGTTTTAGGTTCACAGGTATTCGCTTAATATAGGAGACACATGGCAACATTCACTAAACAAATTCTTTCGAATAGCACTAATGGTAAAGCGATTAAGGTTGCTGCTACTGCTACTGCTGGCACCTTGATTCATACTGGTTCCACAACAACGACAACTCTTGATGAGGTTTGGTTGTATGCAGTAAACACTTCAGCATCATCAGTCAAACTAACGATTGAGTGGGGCGAGGCTACTGCACCTGATGGCAATATCGAGGTTACTGTTCAGCCTGAGGCTGGTTTGGTGACTGTGATTCCTGGGTTGTTGATTAAAGGTAATGCGACTGCGCTTGTTGTTAAGGCGTTTGCTGCGACAGCGAATGTGATTTGTATTCACGGTTTCGTTAATCAGATTACGGTTTAACTATGCCGAACAGGCGTGAACTCGGATATGTAAGTAGCGGTAATACCCCAACTATTGTTGGGCAGGTTGGCGCTTACGGCATTGGTTCGGGTGGCACATCGTCGAGTATTACTGCTGGTGGTTCTAACTATAATCTTTACACTTTTACTTCTGACGGCAACTTTGTTGTAACTACAGCAGGTCTGTTTGATGTGCTGCTTATTGGTGGCGGTGGCGGTGCAGGTGGTGGCGGTGGTGCTGGTTATACAAGTGGCGGTGGTGGTGGCGGCGGCGTAATGGGTTTAACGACAACAATGACCGTTCATTTGCCTGTTGGCACTCATTCTATTGATGTCGGTGCAGGTGGTAGTGGTGGTGCTAATTCGGCTTCGGCTCTCAATCTTGCAACGGCTGGATTAAATAGTGCTGTTGCGTCAGTTGCTTCGGTTGCTGGTGGCGGTATTGGTTGGACGGCTGGTTACGCAGGGTCGGCTG